TGCAGCACCGCCCAGGGTGCGGAATGGTTCGAAGAACACCCATGGGGAGGGGATTTTGAAGCCGCTGTGCTGCACGGCGTGCACTTCACCGTACGGGTCAATAATGTAGGCGATCCCCTCTGACCGGTTCAAGCAAATGTAGGCGGAATACACTTGGGTGTCGTCGGAGAGTAGCGGTGTGTTGAACTGGTGGTCCCATAACCGGGTAACGGATGTGCCTTTGAGTGTGAGAACATCCAACGTTATTTCTGTGGGGCTGATGCACAGGTGAGCGGACATGCGCGGCAAACCCTCCCCCGCGTTCTGTGTGGCTTTGATGTCTTCTTCTGTCATGGCGAACACGACAAGACCGCCGTTTGACGTGTAGGGGGTCATTTTGAATTCACCACCCAGCCACACGGCGTCACCGTCAAGTTTGACAGACGCGTACGCCCCACCTTCGGACGTGTTCGGGAAGGACGCGTAACCGTCCGTGACCGTGATTGCAGGTCCCAGGAACGTGAACGGCTGACCTGTGAGTGCGGTGGTGAACGCGCCGTCGTCACGGGTAGAAAAGTCTTCGTTGTATTCGAGGCCGGCGGCATCCAAATAGGCGCGTTTGTTCACGGAGCCGGTCAGGATGGTGTCAGCGTCGGCACGGGCTGTTGCCTCAGCCGTAATTGATGCGTTGACGGGGGCTAGTTTTTCGGTGAACAGGGTGTTGAGTGCACCATAGGTTTCACTGATGTGCCCGTTGATCAGGTCACGGATTGCCAGGTCATTCAGTGTGGCAATGTTCGCTGTCACATCCACCATGAACTGATCAAAGAATGCTTGCCATTCAGCGGACCGCGCATCAAAGTTGCTTGCGACGGTCTGCGCTTCGGCGAGTATCCGTTCAAGCTCAACAGTTATTTCGTCTTGCAACGTCGTGTTTATGTATTTGATAACGTCCTGCAAAATACTCAGGAACGTTGCGTTATCACGGTGTGTGAACGGTGTTACCCTGTTCAGCGGTCCGATGCTACCAATAAAAGGGGAAAAGCCCGTAGTTATACCCATAATTGTTATTGCCTCTCGTGTATTCTTCGCCGTTGTCCCATACCATCATAAACAGTTCGGACAGTTGTTCAATGACCATCAAATCAATGTTCATGAATGTTTGCCGCATCGCCCACACCAGTTCAGCTGGGTTGCCGCTGTAACCGCTCGTGGTGTTGTCAGTCGTTGACGCGTTCGACGCCGTACCGTCGGCATCAGTTTTTGAGTTGCTGTCCTGCGCGGATGTAGCATAATCGCCTTGACCAGACAACCGGACTTGCGGTGTGTTGGATGCCACTACACGGCCCCCGGCTGTGGACGATGATTCTGTGGTTGATGTTTCGTTGCCGGTGCCCACGTTCTTTATGTCAACAGTTTTGAGCGGATCAATCTCAATCTGTGACGCTTTGTAGTGCTGATTGAACAACGGCATAATTTCGTTCATTTTGCGTGCCATAGCGTACCTGAACATTGACACCGTTTCGTGTCCAATTTCTTGTTCGTTATAGTGAACAATGATCTTCTCATTCAATGACGCCCGGTAGGCTTCATCAAAGATCGGGTACACGTCCAAGCCCAGGGCCTTATGTGCTGGAATCCCGGTCGTGTACTTGTACGACTCCCGGTCAATGGCTTCTTGTAGGGTGAGCGTAAAAGACCCCATCAGACACCTGCCGAATCTCGTGTTGGTTTGCCCTGCACTTCATCAAGCGCGGTGTCCTTAGACTCGTCAAATTGGCCGATTCCGTCGGCAACAATTGACATAGCGTCGGTCTGGTCGTAAGAGACACTGACGTTCAATTCCGGGAACATGCGGTTTATTTGTTCGCACGCGTACTGGCGGGCGTTCAGGGCGGTAGAGCGCACAGCCAACACTTGCTCGTCGTTAGCATCAACTTCGGATGCTACAAGGCGTTCGCGTTTGTCCTGGTTGGCGTTGTTGATGCCCAGGAAACCCATAGCCTGATTCCACAACGAGTTGCGGGCATCCATGAGCTTCGGCAGCGTGTCGGGGTGTACGCCCAGGTCAAAGACCTGGACGGATGCGGGGTCAAAGTTGGGTGTTGTGTAGACGATCGGTTTTCCCTCATCAACTTGCCGCATAATGTTGACCAACGATTGGCGCTGGTTTGCGTTGCCCGTAACAAGCCGTGTGTACCGCATATTTTCAACAGTAATGTCTATGGTCCGGTCAATTTTCGCGAGTTTCCGTGCATACAACGAAATGGCTTGACGCTGCGGAATACGCAAACTGTTCGCCCAAATTGGCACACATTCCCGTGCATTCAAATCTTTCTGAATCATTGAATTACCAATGGCGGTAAACTCTGTGGGGTTGTCATACATGTTCCGCACACCGTGAGCCATGCCGCGCAACGCAAAATAGCGGTTGTAATCATTAGTCTCATGGAAGAACAGTACAAGGCCCTGTGAATGCAATGTCAGTTCAATAAACCGTTTATCAATTTCTTCCGGCAACCCCTCCCACTTAAACCTGTTAATACACAACTCGGTCAGAGTTTGAAGGTACATGTTTTCGGTAAACATTTGGTCATTCATTTGCGGGTCATTACCATAACCCCAAGACTGTGTATCAAACTGTGTAAAACTCAATTGGTTTTTCGTCACAGCGTGAATCCTCCTACCGGCTGGTTATCTGTCATCGGGACGTTTCCAATGTCGGCCGGGTTTCTCCACACAGTAACACCTTTTTCGAAAATTCCGCGTATGGTTTCTTTGAACGATTCCGGGCATTGCGCGGCTGTCACATATGATTCACGGATTTTCCAGTACGTAAAATGTGTCATGCATTGCATGTCAACCGGGAGTGTCCCCCACACATTCATTTGGTACCCGTACCGCATCCAATACCCGGCAACCTGCCTCATGGCGGCGCCCTGCATGATTTTGAGTTTCAAATCAACACCCCACTGATACCGGGCAAGATTGAACGCGTCCCCACCGATCTGCCCTGACGTGGTGGGTTGCAAAAGTTTCGCGTCCTGCACCTTCGCCTGGATACCGGCAATAGCGTTCTGATTATCGCCCTTCGCGGCAAAGTTCGCGTACGCGAGATTAGTGTCAGCCATGTACCCTGCGTTCGAAATGTTTGCGTTCGCTGTGGCGTTCATCTGCGAAGTGTTAATGTTCAAAGCCTGATTGTTATTGTTCGCCGTGATCGCATACGACACGCCCGCATTAGCAGCACCCAGGGCACCCTGCGCCAGACCGGCTGCCCCACCACCGATACCGCCAATGAGGGAATTAGCGCCGCCCTGCATGGCACTGTACCCGGCTGTCTGATTGGCAAGGTTTGTTGACTGCGTTGCCGCGTTCACATTCAACCGGTTCAGTTCGGACGTCAAACCCATCCCAGCCGACGCCTGATCAAAGGACAGCTGATTACCTGTCAGGGCGCGTTGCTGTGACCAGTCAGCGGACTGATAGGAGAACGCTATACCGTTCTTATTCGACGCTATGTAGGCGGTGTACGAGTTGTTCACGGTGGAGAAGGTAGGGAAGTTAGCAATCGTCGTTGCCATGTCCAAAAATTCGCCGTAGTCGTTAATGATCCCGTCAGAATCCGTTGCCGCTGTCACACCATCCCTACGGTTGTAACCTTCCGGGTAGAACGCAACACGCGCCCCGCCTGGCACAAGGTGTGCGAGCTCCACAACACGGGCATCATTGTTTGACCATGACTCCGGTTTCAGGATGATCGGCTGCCCCGTGTACGAGGTCATCTCGATAGCCATGTAGGGGAACGTCAAAAACTTTTTCAGATGCTGGTACCCGGTCGGGAGGAGCGACAAAGCATCATCCCGCCAATTCTCTTTTAGCGTCACCAATGGTGCATCCAAGGAGCCGGACAACACTTTCTTGACCACGCCCGTAGTCATGCCGGGGATGGTGACTGGGCTGGTCAGCATCCCGTAACGGCTTACTGAGTCGTTGGGTATGGCTGTGACGGACATGATGCCTTGGGACACCCACGGCTTTTGGGAGAGTACGCCCATGAGGATCTGAAAATCTGTGACGTCCTCAATCAAATAAATGTCTGCCCCGTTTGGCATCCATTCCATGGAACTACCGCCCGCTGATTCAAGGTGGGGGTTATCCACCGTGCCAGGATCGGCAGACAACGAGGTGGCTGTCATGACCAGCACATCAAATGCGGCCCCCTGCCTGCCTGTGGCGATCTTGTGTGACCAGTTAGTTGCTACAACGTACTCACCGCCGATGTCCATTCCTTCGGGAATGTTGAGGAACGCGCGCCCGTACTCGTCAAACGCATTATCAGCGGCAATACCAATATGCCCGCGTTCAATGAATGATTGCCCGAACTGGAATTCGTAACCGAACGTCTGCCACACATCCAACTGGACATTAAACCGTGTGGTGTTACCGGCGATTGATTCAACAGATGTGACAAAGTAATAAAAATCTGTTGGGCCGGATACACCACCTGGGCTCGTGATAGGCATGGCCGGGTTTTGTACACGCAAATAGTTGAACGTGTTAGCCGCATTGAACGGCACATCCAAATCAATGGGGTGCGACATTTTCAGATAAACACTGTCAAGAATGTTTATTGTTTCACCGCCCAAACCATCAATGTAAGCGTTCAGCGCGGGACGGTCAGTGAACCGAACAATATCCCGGTAAGACGCGTTCCACGGGACTCTACAAATAGTCACACGCGAGTTGGCCGCCCACGCCGTGTAATTGTGTTCATACCCGAACGATGATTGTTCGGGAATATCAAAAATCCCGTTCACTTGGTTTCACCAACGGCCCGGACAACGTCACGGGTAACAACGGCCCGCGATTCGACAGCCTCCTGAATAAAGACTTTGTTCTCATACGAGAAACCACACGTCTGGATAAGTTCGCGTGTGACGACATGTCGCCGCTCAATTTCCTGTTGAATAAAAAGTTTCAGTTCAAGCATTTGTTCCGGGGTCATAGCGTCCTCCTGTGGGGTAATACTTGCCGGGACAATTACAGTGTCCGGCGTGATAACGGGTGTACCTTCAACGTCCTCAGTCCAGCCAAGGTAAGTGAGCGGATTATTCGCAGCATACGTGGCGATAAGATCCGCCATGTCCGGGTGATGATGTGGTGTGTACCCGTACGAGTCCGACGTCGAAAAAATCGAACCGTCAGGGGCCCGGAGTGCCACATGTCCTGCCGGTTCCATGGCGAGAGAAAACCACACCGGCACCCAAACCCCGACAGGAAAATCAGTATCCGAGTGCTGTGTGCTGGAGCCGTTCCACGCGTCAATAGCCCTACCGTAGCGAATAGGTAGCGGGCCAAAAGCCTGATTCACATAAGCCAAACACCATCCGGGTTTACACGTAATATCGGGGTTAGGGGTAATCGCCTGTAAGTAATTCATTCCACCATCCTACAGGCAAACAAAAGACCCGCATCCGGGGGAATGCGGGTCTTTCGTTATCATGGCTGTGAACTAGCCAGGCGGTGCTTAGTTCACGGTTACAGTGTACGTCTTATCGACGCCCGCTGTTACCTCTACGGTGAAGCTGTCACCGGCAGGGTTGAGTGTGACCGTGTAGGAGGTCGGCTCAAGACCGGCCACCACGATCTCTTCAAGCGTGGTCGTACCGCCCGGCACGATGACCGTGTACGCGAGCGTGTCAACAGCGAACGCGGGCGACACTGCGACACCTTCAACAGTGATGCCGGTCGGAACGTCGTTAGCGCCAGCCGGTGCACCACCTACCGGCCACTGCGGTAGCAGCGGGCCGGTCAGGTTGAATACCCGTGTGACCGTTTCACCATCACGCAGGACCCCGGCAGGGTCAATCCATGTCGTGGTTGCACGCACCGTAACGGTCGTGTTGGTTTCAACGCAACCGATCTGGAGGTTACCCGTCTGGTTGATGTACGTGCCACTGGACGCCTGGCCAGTGATCGACCACTTGACACCGCTGATACTGGTGCTGTCAGTCGGGGACGTGACCGCAATGGCGTCCATGATGTACAGCTCACCACGGGTGAGAGTGTCAGCGTCCACAATGTCGGAACCGTCCTGCGAGTACTTCGCTGTGATAGCGCTGATGCCGGTCACAACGGCGTCATCCGTGGGGATAACGTCAGACGGACCGGTCCAAAACATGATCGCCGGAACAAACAGGGACAACGACAAGACCTGATGAATGTGGAAGAAATAGTTCCGGTCCAAGGATGCCGGGTTCGCGATTTCCCGGTTCTCCATCAACACATCCGCGATGATGAAAAAGTCTTTCGTGGTCAGGACGGCCTGAACACCCTTGATACCAAACTTGTGCTTCGGGACCGTGATCACACGCGACGGAAGGTCCGTGTACGGGATGTTGAACGCGGCGGCGAACGCGTCAACATCCATTGCCGCCTTAGCCTCAGTCGTCACAAACAACACCAAATCGTCAGGGTCAGCAAACGTCGGGAGTTTCGACGCGTTGTAATGCGTGGAGTAGAACTCCAGGTTCCCGGCCATGCCGCGTACCTGCTTGATCAGCTGCTTCGCATCAGCCTCAGAAGAAACGTTGTTGCTGATTTCGGGCACCTGGACTTTGAAGAAACCGCCCTGCTTCGCGTACTCCGCAAACAGGGACATGGTCAGCTCGAACTCATCCACGTTAGCCGAGTTGTAGAGCGAGTTCATGAGGTTGGTGACCATCTGAGACAAGCCCATATCACTGAGGAATGCGCGACGAAGCATCTCTTCACGAATGGAAATCTTGTAGTACTGGGCCCGGTTGATCTTGTGGTATGCCACGGACACGGGCGGGAGTTCGCGTCCGAAGATCTCTTTTTCCATGTACTCCCGGTCCGGGTCGTACACCTTACCTTCAAGGAGTCCTACCTGGACTTCTTCAATGACGGCGCCCCAGGTGAGCGGATCAATTTTGAAGCCCTGGAGGGGGTTCTTCCAAATCTTGGACTTGAAGATCGTGAGACCGATTTTGTTGACCAGCGCGTCAATGAATTCGTTGCGGAGTACAGGCACGGTCATCAGGTTTTCAATGGACGCCTGAATGGTGGCTTTGGTGACGTTAGGAATACGTGACTGGTATTCCGGCGACATTTCCGAACGCAAAGCGTTCATGAGTACGGCATTTGTGGACGGCTTATAGGACGGAATACTGGTAACAGCCATTAGCTATTTTCCTTCAATTGTTTGAACGGTTGTTTACAGACTAACCGTAAGTAATAATGTCGGCAAGCGAGGGCACTACTTCATCGCCCGTGGTGTCTTCCTGCGCTGTTCCACTACTCACGCTAGCAGGGTTGCCTTTACCAACAGATGCCAGCAGATCGTAATTGTGCGCTTTGAGCCGCGCAATTTCAGCTGCGGACGTTTCATTGGCGGTAGACAATTCCGCTACCTTCGCGTCCCCCGCTGACACGCGGTCGTTGTAGGCGGCGTTAAGATCATCATAAATTGTTTCTCCCGGTCCTTCTTCGCCGGGGTTGCGGAGAGCGTTCAACAGTTCTTCAAAATCAGCCATGAAACTAAAACCTTTCAATATGCGGGAAGGGCACCCAGCCTATGGCCGGATGCCCTTCCCTAATTCGGATCTAAGACGCTCAAGTGAATGCCGGGTTAATGGCCGTGATACACTCTGTCCCGATCAAGGGCAACAATCAGAGTATATACCCACAAGAAACAATTCCTTAGATCACGCCTTTGCTACGGCGGACGGGTTGCCGTCAGCGTCAATGCTGAGGAAACCCTTTTCGACGCCGTACTTGATCAGCGCTTCGCGTACGACGTCAACGACGTCTTTGCGTGCTTCCCAGTGATACTCGTTGTAGGCGTCGTACACGTCCTGCGGGACGGTTGCCTGAAGCTGACGCCCGCGTGCGGTAGCGGTGGTTTCGGTTGCCTTAGCCATGATAAATCAATTCCTTTGTCTTTATGGTGAGCCGTTGTGGCTGTAAGAAAACAATAGCAGTTATGGCGCCTAGGTCAAAACTTCAAAGTAAACCCGCTGTCTACGAGTACAACACCGCCCGGTACCCGTTTTTGTTTCAAATTCCCCTCAAAGTACCTGCCGTTGGTGAAGTCGTCAAAGGTGAGTTTGTCGCCCACCCTGACGGGCATACCTGACACGTGAACCTCATAACAACCATCAGGGCGGTGTTGATGGCAGTCGTCGTGGTCATCTCCGAAGCATTCTTCATGTTCCGGCTTTTCACATCCGCCGGGGTAGTGCCGTTCCGCGTACGCCTTGGACCGGGCAAAAAACGCTGCCTGGAAGTCGTACTCATGTTTCCACGCGCCAAGCCGTGACGGGTGTATGTCGAGGTTGTCGGGCCGTTCGGTGGTGAGTAGGTGGAGGCTGTCGGTGTCGGCGTAGGCGAACACCGCGTAGTTGCGTTGCGCCGCCCGGATCGTTATCTCACGGGCGTAACTGGTGATGAACACGCCCATGGCCGTGTACACGGGGTTACGCATTTCTTCGTCGCCGAGCATGAATTTTACTATGTCATCTTCCATGCGTGAGAGGTTGGGGGTGACGTCCGGGTTTGTCGCAAACTTGCCGTACAAGTCGTTGAGCATTGATTTTGCCATTGCCCGCGTACCGCCCTTAGACACGGCTTTGATATCCATCCACTTTTCAATGTATTCATTGAACACCCCGTGAATACCTTGGAACATCCAACCGCCGTTATACGACAGGATTGTCATGTCGTAATGGTCCTGCCACAATTCGAGGTCAACGTTGGAGCATGCCAGGGTGACGGGTTCTTTGATTTCCTCCTGGTACTCAACATCGTTATG